AGAGGGAACCCCGCAGGTGTTTTTCTCTCTCCTGATCCGGTTCGCCGGTGAAGCTGCTGTCGTCAGCTGCTCGAGGGTATGGCGCTTCGCATCGGCGTGTTCGGCGGTCGATCGCTCCGGTGGTTGCTAGGGGTGATGCTAGGTGCTGTCGGTGCGGGGAAGTTATCGCGCCGGGTGAGCTGTGGGATCTGGATCACAAGGATGATCGTCGCGGGTACCTGGGTCCGTCGCACCGTTCGTGCAATCGGTCGACGCAGCGTTCGCGCCGGCGGTCGCGTCGGTGGTGACGGTGTTGCAGCTCGAGCTGGTGGCACCGCGGGTTCTGTGGGTGCCGGCCGCGGATTCGGCGTTGGGCGATCGGGCGGTGGAGTGGTGCCGGTCGATCGGTCTGAACCTGGATCCGGAGCAGGAACTGATGCTGCGCGCGTTTTTCGGGGTGAAAGAGAACGGGCGTTGGCAATGCCGTGAGGTGGGTTTGAATGTGCCGCGGCAGAACGGGAAGGGTGAGGTGCTGCTGGCGCGCGAGCTGTTCGGGATGTTCGAGCTGGAAGAGCGGCTGGTGATTCACACGGCGCATGAGTTCAAAACGAGCGCTGAGCATTTCCAACGACTCGAGGCTGTGTTCCGCGCGAACCCGCAGCTGGACGCGGAGGTGAAACGGCGTCCGTCCGGACAGGTGGTTGGCTACCGGTACTCGCACGGTGAGGAATCCATCACGTTGCAGGATGGCCGGCGGATCGAGTTCAAGACCCGAACGAAGTCGGGTATGCGCGGGTTCGCCGGCGTCGACTTCCTGGCGTTGGACGAGGCGATGATTATCGCGGAGGCTGGTCTGAACTCAGCGTTGCCGATCATCCGCGCGTCGAAAGCTGAGCGGGGTCCGCAGATTTGCTACGCCGGCAGCGCCGTGGATCAGGAAACGCACGATCACGGTGTGGTGTGGACGCGCGTTCGTGAGCGCGGGATAGCCGGCGGTGATCCGGACCTGGCGTATGTGGAGTGGTCGCTGGACTTCGAGCATCCGGACGACGTGCCGGACGCGGTGGCGGACGACCCGGACGTGTGGATGTCGGTGAACTTCGCGATCGCTCGAGGACGGGTGGACGTGGATCACATGGCGTGGGAGCGTCGCGCGCTGTCTGATCGCGGGTTCAAAGTCGAACTGCTGGGTGTGGGCGATCCGCCGGCGACGGATGGCGCTGCGGACGTGCTGGTGTCGAAGGAAGGATGGGCGTCTGTCTGCGATCCTGAGTCTGTGCTGATGGACCCGGTGTGCATCGCGTTCGACGTGTCACCGGACCGTCATTCGAGCATCGTCGCTGCCGGCCGGAACGAGCAGGGGCGGATGGCGATCGAGCTGGTGCATTCGCGCGCCGGCACCGGGTGGCTGACGGAGCGTCTGTCGGCGCTGTACCGGGACCACGAAGTCGCTGAGATCGTCTGTGACGGATACGGTCCGGCCGCGGCGATCGCGAGGAAAGCCGACGACGCCGGAATCAAAGTCCGGCTGCTGGACTCCGGCGACTACGGGAAAGCGTGCGGACAGTTCGTGGACGCGGTGGGCGAGCAGACGCTGCGCCACATCGGACAGGACGAGCTGGACAGCGCGGTCCGTGGCGCGAAAGCGAGACCGCTGGTGGACCGGTGGGCGTGGTCGCGCACGAAGTCGACGGTGAACATCAGTCCGCTGGTCGCGGCGACGCTGGCGCTTTACTCCGCGATCGAAAACGACGTGGGAGAGGTGGCGATTTTCTAGTGGGGATCCTGAAACGAATGATGGGTCCGTCGCCGGCGGAAATGGTCGCGGACGTGCTGCAGCGCGAGGAACCGGAACCGCTCGAGGGCACCCGGATGGATCTGTTCAACTCGATCATCCCGAACTGGTACGCGGAAAACATGGGCAGCGGGAACATGCCGGCCGGCGACGCTGCGCTGTCGGAACGCGTGTGGGTGGCGAACCGGTGCGTGCAGCTGAACGCTCAGCAGATCGCGACGATGCCGGTGGTACACCACGCGACAGAAGGGACGCTGGAACCGGCGTGGGTGTCGTCACCGGATCCTGAGTGGTATCCGAACGGGATCGCGGACGCGCTGTTCGCGATCGTGGAACAGGTGTACGGCTGGGGATTCTCATGTCAGTACGTGACGGACTGGTATGCGGACGGGTTCCCGCGCACGTGGACGGTTCTTCCCTCGAGCGCGCTCAGCATTCGTGTCGTGGACGGACGCCGGCGGTACAAGCTGGGTGAGCAGCCGCTGGACCCGGCGCGTGTGATTCAGATCGACCGGAACCCGGGGTCGCGCACGAAAGGAACGTCCGCGCTGTCGGCGTACGCGCAGAACGCGTGGGGTCTGCTCGCGGCCGGCAATCAGTCGATGGTGGTGAACCAGGGTGGCACGCCGAAGTTCTATCTGCGGTCGGAACGGAAGCTGACGAAGGAACAGGCGGAAGCGCTGCAGATGCAATGGGCGGAACGCACGTCCGCGCGCAGCGGTCTGCCACCGGTTCTTCCACCGGAAATCACACCCACGGAAATGTCGTTCGACCCGTCCGACCTGGCGCTGCTGGACACGCAAGAGTTCAATGCGCGCGCGATCGCGTCCGCGTTCGGCGTGCCGGCGATGTTGCTGAACATGCCGGTGACGGGTGGACTCACCTATCAGAACCCGGCGTCGCTGGGTGAAATGTGGTGGCGGTTCGAGCTGCGAACGCTGGCGACCAGGATCGCGAACGCGTGGACAGCGCAGATGCTGCCGCGCGGACAATGGGTGTCGTTCGACGCGGCGGACACGTTCATGCCGCTGACGGAAATGAGCGACGACGACGACGCGCAAGCGTCGCAGGTGGCGAAAGCGACGCCGGCGCAGCAGGCACCACGGCTGACGGCGATAGGAGGAACAACGACATGACGATGGACGTGACAGCGTTCGGTGCCACGGAGCAGCCGCTGCTTCCCGGTCTGAGGGAGGAACCCACGGATCAGATTCTGCGCCGTGAGTTCGCAGCGGAAATGACGGCCGGCGACGGCCGGACCGTGGACGTTCGGATCATCCCGTTCGGTGAGCGGATCCGTCACAACGACGGACTAGGGGGCGTCCCGGTCGGAACCTGGTATGAGGAAGAATGGATGCCGGGTGTGTTCGACCACCAGTTGAACGCGGCACATCGGATGCTGGCGAACTTCGAGCATCAGCAGGGGATGGGCGGACTGGTCGGGAAGGGTGTCGCGCTCCGCCGCGAAGCGGACGGCTATCACGGCACGTTCCGGATCCTCGAGGGGTCCGACGGCGACAAGCTGTTGCAGCTGCTGCCGGACGCCGTGGACGGTGTGTCGCTCGAGGCGAAGCCGGTGCGGTCGACGCGATCGGACGCCGGCGTCGTCCAGCGTGTGAAAGCGCACCTGGTCGGAATCGCGTTCACCCGTTTCAGCGCCTATGCCGGCGCGAAAGTTCTGGCGGTCCGCGAAGGGGCGGACCAGCTGATTGTGGACGAAGCGTTCCTACCGGTCCCGATGGATCCGGATCTGGTGGAACGCTGTCGTCTGTCCGGTGTAGATTTGCCGGAGCGATACACCGCGCACCTCGCACAGTCGGACACCTCCGCAGACGCGGACACCTCCGCCGGCGACACCCGCACAACCAGTCACGACGACACGGAGGACGGAAACTGATGGGCACGCAGACGGAACGTCGTTTGCAGGTCCGACTGGACGAGCGCGACCAGGTGCAGACCTCGCACGAGGAACTGCTCCGGGAAGCCGGCGACAGCGACCTGTCAGACATCCAGAAGAAGCAGGCGACCGCGTACCGTGAGCGCGCGCTCGAGCTGGACACGGAAATCACGGAGCTGCAGGCGTCGGTGGAAGCGGACAAGATCGCGAGCGAGCGGTCCCGCGACATCCGGCGTGCGATGGCCGGCAACACGGACGGCATCGACGCGGACGACGACGGCGTGGTCTACCGGACGATGGCTGCGTACGCGCGGGACATCATCCTCACCGGCACCGGTCGCGTCACCGCACAGATCCAGACGCAGGTGGGCGACAAGGACGCGATTCAGCGCGCAGCCGAAAGGCTCGAGCTGCTCAAGCGCACGCCGGCGAACACGCTCACCAGCGACGTGGCTGGTCTGCTGCCACCGCAGCACATCAACCAGATCTTCCAGGTGATCGACACCTCGAGGCCGATCGTGCAGTCGTCGCAGCGCGCCGACCTCGAGCGCGGCGTCCTGACGTATCCGCAGGTGGATGCGTCGCCGGTCGTCGCGGTGCAGGGAACGCAGAAAACGGAAGCCGGCAACACCGGGATGGACATCTCGATGGTGACGGCGACCGCTTCGACGTACCTGGGTGGCGGTGACCTGTCGTGGCAGGCAATCAACTGGTCGACGCCGAACGCGCTCGATCTGTGGTTCCGGCTGGTCGCGGCGGACTACGCGCTCAAGACCGAACAGGACGCGGCGCAGGCGCTGCAGCACTCCGCGTTCTCGAACAACATCGCGTCCACGCTGGCGTCCACGCCGACGTTCGCGCAGTTCATGACGGCTGTGGGTGCCGGGTACGCGGAAGTGTTCGCGAACTCCGGCCGGCTCGCGGACACCATCTATCTCGCACCGGACCGGTTCGGGTACATGCTCGGACTCACCAGCGACGCGTTCTCACAGTTCACGTCGGTGAGTCAGTCCGGCGTTGGACCGCTGAACGTGGTGGTCTCGCGCGGGATGGATTCCGGCGTGATCGCGGTCGGTGATTCGTCCGGTCTGCTCACGGCGGAAACGCCGGGTGCGCCGGTGGAACTCCGCGTCGTGGAACCGGCGATCGGTGGCGTCGAAGTCGGACTGATCGGCGCGTTCGAGGCTGTCGTCGTGGACGACGGTTCCTTCGCAATGCTCACCACGGCGTCCTAGCGTCGGGGTGAACAGGGAGGTGGCACCGGCCGCGGTGCCACCTCCCGACACTCACAGTTATCGGCAATGAACGGGAGGAACTGAAATGGCTGTTGGACTTGCGGCAGCGACCGCGAATGCGATCCTGAACGCGCTGTGCCGGTCGACCGCGTGGACGGAGCCGGCTGAGCTGTGGGTGAAGCTGCACCTGGGTGATCCGGGCGCGGCCGGCACCTCGAACCCGGCTGCTGAGACAGACCGGATCCAGGCGACGTTCGGGACGAACGCGTCCGCCGGAGCGATCAGCAACACCGTCGCGTCCACGTGGACTGCGGTGTCGAACACGGAGACTTACACCCACGTGTCGGTGTGGGATGCGTCGACCGCCGGGACGTTCATTTTCTCAGATCAGCTGGCAGCGTCGAAAGCGGTGGACGCCGGCGACGACTTCACGATCGCCATCGGTGACATCGACGTCACGCTGGGTGCGGTCGCGTCCTAAATGTCGTACCTGTTCGACGGTGTAGACGACCAGATCCGCACTTCTATCGGCGGACAGAACTTCAATACCGCGGTGACGATGGCGGTGCTGTGCAAGTTCGCTGCTGGTCGTGACAGCGCCTGGAACGGCATGACGACCTGCATGACTTCGGGTGGTGCCGGCCGCGGCTACGGGCTGGACAAGACGGCCGCGAACAAGGTGGGTTTCCTGAACGACGGTTCCGCGGCACGCGCAACGACCACCACCACCACGTCATCGGACAACTGGTGTTTGCATGTCGCGACGAAAGCGACAGGTTCCGTCACACCGAAGTATCACCGTTACAAGTTCGACACGACAACGTGGGTGACTGGCGAGAACTTCGACGGGACTGTGGCGAACCCGACCGCCCCCGGCGGCACAGGATTGGTTCAGCTTGGCGGCGACAGCGGCGCTGGCG